CCGTAAGCCAGCAGTTCTTTCAGATGGTTTGAAGTGGCGCCCGATTACAACATCTGCTGCAGATCAACAGATGATTGAGACTCGCGAACAATTGATTCGTGACATCGCTCGTATCTTTAGAATCCCTGCTCATCTTATTATGGCTTCAGGTGGAGACACACAGACTTATCAGAATGTTGAGCAAGCATCTTTGAACTTCTTGACTCACACAATTACACCTTGGCTTCGCCGAGTTGAAATTGGTTTGTCTCGCGTTCTACCTATTGGCACTGATATTGCCTTTGATACTTCATCATTGCTTCGCACCGATGCTCTTACTCGTGCGCGAGTCAATACTCTCAATGTTCAAATGGGCGCTCGCACACCAAATGAAGTTCGCCAAATTGAAGGCTTGGAGCCTTACGAGGGTGGAGATCAATTTAATCAGGCACTTGCAGGAACAGTTACCGCCGGTGGCGATACTGAGGCTCTTGGTACTGATTCAGATACTTCAATCCCATTGATGGGAGTCATTGAATAATGGCAGAGACATACCGCCCAAATAAGTCAATGCAAGAAGAAGCAAAAAGAGCTTTAGCTTGGATTGCAGATGGAAAAGCCGGTAGCGGCTTTACGGATGTTGGTCGAAAGAGAGCATCTGATATTGCGGCAGGAAATGCAATGTCTGCACAAACCGTTTTACGGATGTATTCATTCTTTGCTCGTCACGAAGTGGATAAAAAAGGCGCCGGGTTTTCTCCCGATGAAGAAGGTTATCCAAGTGCGGGCAGAGTTTCTTGGGCAGCGTGGGGTGGAGATGCTGGATATTCGTGGTCCACAAAAATTAGAAATCAAATTTCAACAAGCGCAAGGGCGCTTTCATTGATGACATCCAAGGAGGATGCAATGGCACTAACCGAAGAAACTCCCGAACTAGGCGAAGAACTCACGGAGCTTCTTGCCGATACTGTTACATTCTACCTACGCGCTCACGGCGCACATTGGAATGTTATCGGCACCGATTTTGCCGAGTATCACTCATTGTTCAATGAAATTTATGAAGATGTTTATCACAGTATTGATCCACTTGCTGAGAACATCCGCAAGATTGGTATTCAGGCACCTTTCCAACTTTCACAGTTTATAGAACTTCGCACATTATCAGATGGCGAACTTTCAACCGATGCTCGCGTTCTAGCAACAGATTTATTAGCAGCAAATGACATTGTTATCAGTGGAATTGCAGATGCTTTTACTTGTGCAACAGAATATAATGAGCAAGGAGTTGCAAACTTTTTGGCAGAACGCCTAGATAAGCATCAAATGTGGCGTTGGCAGTTGTCATCATCGCTTGGAATGGAAGTTGTGCCAACCGATTTAACAATTCCATCGGCTGAAGAAATAACCGAAGAAGGAGCATCAATGGAAATGAACTCTGCAGATACAGAATTAGTTGAGGCTCGCAAATCACTTGCAACGGCTGAGCGCATTACAATGCAAGCTGAAGTTCGTGCAATTGATACCAAGGATGGCTCATTACGCATCGGTGGATATGCTGCAACATTTAACAAAGAAGCAACAGGGCTAAACTTCCGCGAAGTTATCGCACCGGGTGCCTTTAAGCGCACACTTGCAACCGATAATCCTGTTTTCCTTCTTATCAATCACGATATGGAATCATTGCCACTTGCATCAACTCGCTCAGGTACTCTTTCTCTGACTGAAGATGAAGTTGGCTTGCGAATGGATGCTGAGTTAGACCCAAGCAATCCTCGCGCACAAGAATTGGCATCTGCGCTTCGCCGTGGCGATGTAGATAAGATGTCATTTGCTTTTACCGTAGCAACAGATGGCGATATTCGCTCTGAAGGGCTACGCACATTGACCGATCTCGATCTTTATGAAGTATCGGTTGTCACTTTGCCAGCGTATGACTCAACAACTGTTGGTATGCGCTCAGAGCAAGATGAAAATGAGGAGCTAGAACTTCGAAAGAAGAAGTTGGCTCTTACACAAAAACAACTTCGCTTGCGCAAGAAGTAAGCGAATCCAACCCTCGGCGCATCCTGCCTCGGCGGTATAAAACAAACCAAACCTAAACAGAAAAGAGAAATGAATGTCTTTGACATCAAAACTCAAGGAGCAGCGCGATGCAGTTGCGGTAGAGGCTGAAGCCCTACTCGCAGATGCAGCAACCGTTGATGCTCTTGATGCTGTTTCAGCAAAGCAGGATGAAGTTGCTGCTCTTGATGAGCGCATCGCTGCTGCTGAGGCAGTAGAAGTTCGTGCTGCAGCAATTGCTGAATCACGCAAGGAATCAGGCGTAAAGCCATTCGTAGGTGGCGCAATTGTCACACGCGAAGCAATGACATACGACAAGGATGGTCGCAATTCATTCGTTCGCGATATGATCAATGCGACAATGCGTAACGATGCAACATCTTGGGAGCGCCTAAATCGCCACCAGACAGAAGTTGCAGTTGAAACACGCGACATCTCACGCACAGACACAGCCGGCGGCGATTTTGTGCCTCCAATTTACCTAATAAATGAGTATGCCGAATTCGCAAGAGCTGCAAGAGTGACCGCAGATTTAGCGACAACGATGGCACTCCCATTGGGTACAGACAGCATCAATATCCCGGCAGTCACTACAGGTACACAGGTTGCTTTCCAGTCATCTGATAACTCTGCTACAAACACACGCGATATGGTTACATCAACTGTCACAGCACCTGTGAGAACGATCAGTGGATATGAAAATGTATCGATTCAGCTTGTAGAACAGTCACCTCTTGCTGGCGGTCTTGATCGTCTAGTATTCGGAGACTTGATGAAGGACTATGCACTACAACTCAACACTGCAGTTGTAAGCAATAGCGATGGAACTTCAGGAACACTTAAGGGTTTCATTAACCTTGGTGCAGATACAACAAACGGTATCCCAACAACTTGGACTGAAACAACACCAACTGCAGTAAACGGATTGCAAGCAATCTCAAAGGCTATTAGCAAAGTTGTAACAAACCGCTATCAGGCAGTTGAAGCAATTGTTATGCACCCATCAATGTGGTACTGGTTCGCTTCAAGCACAGATGGAAATTCACGCCCATTGATCGTGCCTACAGGCGCAGGTCCATTCAATGCAAACGGTGTAGTTACTGCTCCGGGCGCACCTGCAGGACTCGTTGGAACAATCCACGGAGTACCTGTTTATGTTGATGCAACACTTCCAAAGACATACGGAGCTTCAACAAATCAGTCTCCTATTCTTGTTGGTAAGTTCTCAGACTCATACCTATTTGAGTCAGGCGTTAAGACTCGTGTTCTTCCTGATGTCTTGTCAGCGAACCTAACAGTTCGTTTCCAAGTTTACGGATATATGGCACTAGCTCATCGTTATGCAAAGGCAGTTTCAGCCGTAACTGGTACTGGTACTGTTGCACCTTCAGGCTTCTAGTCTGTAATGTTGAAGACACCTGCCTCTTAATCGGGGCAGGTGTCTTTAACACAATAATTTTGGGGGAAATTATGGAATTGACTTATCTTGATGGGCTTAAAATTGCCCGTGATTTAGCAAAACAAAATAAATTTCAAGCACTTGATGGACTCATTGAGGCTTTTGAGGAACGACAAATTGAAACAGCAGCACTCGTGTTAGATGTGGAGACACGATGAAGCCAAAAGATAGAGTGTGCATTGCATTTCCACATTCAGGCAAAGTAAACACAGAATTTGCAACAAATCTGATTGAAATCAATCGAAAGCGCACAGATCGTATTGATTCAATCGTTGGCATTGGCAATATCTCGCTTTTAACTCGCTCACGCAATGTAATTGTTAAGAATTTTCTTGATGAAACACGCGCAGAGTGGCTTTTGATGATGGATACAGATCAAATTTTGTCTGTTGAAGCCTTTGATAAGCTCATAAATGCAGCAAATGTGACTGAAAGACCTATGGTTTCAGCCCTTATTTTCGCTGCATTTTGGACCGATACTGATGATTTGAGAGCAGTTCCCGTCATTTACAAGGACACCGAGAACGGTCCAATGCCGTGGGATGATTATCCTGACAATCAAATTGTTGAAATTGCAGCAGCAGGAACGGGTTGTTTGTTGATCCATCGAAGCATTTTGGAGACTATTCGCGAACAAGCAAATGAAAATCAAGGTCGCGATTGGGCTTGGTTTGCAGATGGTGCTATTGATGGTCGTTGGTTTAGCGAGGATTTACTATTCTCACGCCGTATTCGCGCACTTGGTATTAAGATTCACGCACACACAGGTGCGATCTTGCCTCACCGCAAAGAATTTTGGCTTGACGATAGACATCATAAGCCTTATCGCATCAAAAACTCTTAAAGTCTAAGGGTTCGGTATTATCCCCCTGATACTGAACCCTTAGACCCTTTTAATTACTAAGGAGAACCGTGGCAACTAATTATCCCGGCGGAATAGATAATTTTTCCAACCCAACTGCTACCGACTACCTTGATTCAGCAACAGTTCCTCACGCAACTCAACACGCCAACACCAATGATGCTATTGAAGCCATCGAAGGCGAATTAGGAACTAATCCAAAAGGCTCAAAAGCTTCAGTAAAAGCTCGACTCGATGCGGTTGATATATCAATTGCAAATATATCTTTAACTCCGGGTGCTACCGGTCCTACAGGTTCTACCGGTCCTATTGGCTCAACAGGAATTGTTGGACCAACAGGAATCACTGGCGCAACAGGTGCAGTAGGTGCGACAGGTTCCACGGGTCCAATAGGCTCAACAGGAATTGTTGGACCAACAGGTATTCAAGGTTTAACAGGTGCCACAGGCGCAGTAGGTGCCACAGGCGTTCAAGGTTTAACAGGTTCAACTGGCGTTCAAGGTTCAACAGGCGTTGTCGGCCCTACAGGATTAACTGGTTTAACAGGTGCAACAGGCCCGCAAGGTGCAACAGGCACAATTGGTGCCACAGGTGCAGATGGTGGCTCTGCAAACTATTACGATTACAAAGCAAAGACCACAATTACAACTGGTGACCCTGGCGATACACATATTATTTGGAACAATGCCACTCAGGTTTCTGCAACTCAAATCAATATTAGTCACATAAACGCAGATAATGTAGATGTTGATATTTTCTTAGGCTTAATCAAAACCAACGATATAATCATTGTTCAAGATAAAAATAATTCTGATAACTTTCAAAAATTTACAGTATCTACAACACCAACAATACTCACAGGCTATATTACAATTCCTGTCACGCTTACAACATCAGGTGGAACAGGTACAACTAACTTTGCCAATAATCACCCGCTTATTGTTGCGATCATTTCAACAGGTATTGTTGGACCAACAGGTCCTCTTGGTGCGACAGGTGCAACAGGAGTTGCTGGACCGACTGGGCCTACAGGATTAACTGGCCTTACTGGTGCCACAGGAGTGCAGGGCGTTGTGGGCGCAACAGGCGTTCAAGGCGCAACAGGCGTTCAAGGTGCAACAGGCGCAAATGGTGTGCAAGGTGCAAGCGGTTTAACAGGTGCAACAGGGCCTAAAGTTACATACGCAACTACTTCAACTTCAAGTGTCACTATTAGCACAACATTTAGTACAAAAATTTTTGTGGTTCCTACTGGTCTTTCTTACGCTTACAATGACATTGTTCTTGCCGATGCAGGTGGTGGCAATTATATGGTTACCTATGTGCTTGCTTATGACCCTGCTGATGTTTATTTGGCTTTGAATGTCATCTCAGGTTCGGGCAGTGGCACATATACTTATTGGAACATAAATTTATCAGGACTTCAAGGACCAAATGGTATAGCAGGCGCAACTGGGGTTGCGGGTGCAACTGGTGTGCAGGGCGCTAGTGGATTAACTGGCGCCACTGGTGCAGTCTCTACAGTTGCAGGTCCAACTGGACCTACTGGGCCTACTGGTGCAACTGGTACTGCTGGTTCAGCTGGTGGTGCTGGTGCTACTGGAGTTACTGGAGCAACAGGTCCCGCTTCTTCTGTAGCTGGTCCTACAGGACCTACTGGTGCTACAGGACCTGTTGGTGCAACAGGAGCAGGTGGTGGTAGTGCAAGCGACTCAGACCAAAACATATTAGCCAATCAAGTATTCGGATAGGAATAAACAATGGCAACATTTACTAAAACGCTTCTTTCAGCCTCATCACAGGGGCAGCCAATCACAGTTGTTGCAACTGCTTCAACTGGCACAACTATCCACGCAACAGGAACATCATCTTCAATCATTGACGAAGTCTGGCTCTATGCCAATAACACTTCGACCTCACCTGTATTGCTGACAGTGCAGTTCGGTGGAACAGGCGCAGTACAGAACGCAAAGCCAATTACCCTTGCCCCACAGTCAGGCGATATTCTCATCGTGGCTGGTCTGCCATTGACAGGCACAGGATCAGTAGCCACAACAACTTATGCTTTTGCAGCAACTGCATCAGTAATTACAATTTCAGGATATGTAAATAGGATTTCCTAATGGCTAACCCTAATCGTAGAGGTCAAGCGGGTTCGCCAGTTTCAACTGGTATGCAGGGTGATTCAGTAACCCCATTTGCAAACACATCTGCCATTCTTCCTTACGGCTTGCAACTCAAGCAAACTATCAATGCTGGTACAACCTCAGTAACAATTCCTGCTGGTATCACTTGGGTTTATGCAATATGTGTAGGCGGCGGTGGTGGTGGGGGAAACAACGGCGGCGGCGGCGCAGGTGGAATTTCTTGGGGTTGGACACCTGCAAACTCAACTTGCATTGTTGGAACAGGTGGTGGAGTAAGCACCGCAGGTAACTACACACGCTATGGACACATCATTGCAGGTGGTGGTGGTACATCACAGGCAAATGCTCCCGCTTTAGGTGGAGCAGGTGGTGGTGGAAACTTCAACGCATCATCTGGCTCTGGAGTAACAAATTATTTTGGTATTACTGCTGGTGCAGGTGTTGTTCAAGGTGGCAATACAAAAGGTGGTATGGGTTCAGGTGCTGGTGGTGGTCAAGGAAATGGAACAACATTTACTGCTGGCGCAGGTGGAGATGGAATTTCTGGCGGTGGCGGTGGTGCTTGCGTAGTTGCTGGCTCTCAAACAAATACTGGTGGCAATGGTGGTTCAGGTTTAGTAGGCGGTGGTGGCGGTAGCGCACAATTAACAACTGGTACTCGCATTGGTGGCAATGGTGGTAATGGAATCAACATTCTTACTGGCGCAATTACAACTGGCGGTACTGGTTCGACTGGAACTGGTACAGGCGGCTCAGGTGGAGGCGGCGGAGGCGTTGCAGGAAATGGCGCTAACGCATCAGGTGGTGGTGGCGCTGGCGGTCTTGGTGGGGGTGGTGGTGGAACGCTTGCAGGAGCATCTGGCGGCGCAGGAATTCTTTATCTTTTCTACTAGGGAGCAACTATGAGTGCAACGATATATTCAAATTCATCTTTTACTGATACTCCTTACGGACTTTCCCTGCGACAAACTATTATTGCCTCAACTTCATCTGTAGTAATCCCAACTGGTATTCAAAGAGTCTATGCAGTTGTCATCGGTGGCGGTGGAGCAGGAAGCACACAGACCACAGGTGGTGGCGGTGGCGGAGGAGCAGGTGGATATTCTGCTGGCTGGACTTGGATTACATCTTCGGCAACAATCGGAGCAGGTGGCACAGGTACAACAACATCAGGTGTTGGCGCTAACGGAAACCCATCCATCTATGGAATGATTTTTGCTGGTGGTGGTTCAGGAGGCTTGAACTCAACAGTTGGCGGAGCAGGTGGCGGAGCAACAACTCCTACAGGTTCAACATCAACAACTTCTTACACAGGCGCACCTGCTGCTGCTGCAGGAGTAATTGGTTATGCCGCAGGCGGTGGTTCTGCTGCTGCTGGTTCTGCTGGTGTTTCATCAGGTGGTGGAGCAGGAATTGCAACTGCCACAGGTACACAAACTGGTTTTGCTGGTGGTCGTGGACTAATAGCAGGTGGCGGTGGCGCAGCAGGTACAGCAGGCACAGGTACAGGTGGTGCTGGCGGTACGGGTGATTTCTTTGCAGGAGGTACTGGCACAACTGGTACAGGAATAACTTTTGGTGGTGGTGGAGGCGGTGCGGGATACCTAGCAGTAGGTGCAAATGCTTCTGCTAACGCAGGCGGTAACGGCGGCTCAGGTGGAGGCGGCGGTGGTGCTGGTTCTACAGTTGGTCGTGCAGGCGATGGTGGCGGCGGAGCAATTTTACTTTATTACTAGGAGCAAAAATGGTTACAAAATATGATTATCTTTCAACTTGCTGCAAGACAGATTACAGCGAGACACGCAACGAAACACAGTCACAGGTTTATTCAACTTGCGTTCAATGTGGTCAGGGTGAATACACGCTAACGGCAGAGACAAAGTTGGCAGATGTGCCGCAGCCTGTCTATCAGGTGTCAGCAGAGCTTGAATCAGAGAATATGCCTTTAGAATAATTAAACTTTAGGGGAATCAATGCCATATTCAGATCAATCCAATATTCAATGGACTGGATGGTTGTTGGGGGAATTAAAGCCCAAAACAATCATTGATGTAGGTCCGGGCGCTGGCAAGTATGGGCAGATTGTTAAAGAAATCTTGCCTGAATGTCACATAACCGCCGTTGAAATTTGGGCGCCATACATCAAACAATTTAATTTAGAACAAATTTATGATCGTGTGGATGTCTGCGATGGGCGCATTTATCCTTATCCAAAAGTTGATTTGATTATTTTTGGCGATGTATTAGAACATTTGAGTAGAGCAGATGCGCTTGAATTGTGGAAACGAATTTTCAAAAAGACTAAATATGCAATGATTTCAATACCTGTTATTCATTATCCTCAAGGCGATGTTGAGGGCAATCCTTATGAAACTCACATTGAAGATCATTGGACACACGAGGATATTCTTGAGACTTTCCCGGGGATTACTGGTCATCAAGTATTTGACATTACAGGCTCATATATTGCAGATTTCACACAATGAAAATTGCCGTTTATACGATTGCCTTAAATGAGCAACAGTTTGTGGAGCGTTGGTATCAGTCAGCAAAAGATGCCGATTATCTCTTGATTGCAGATACCGGCTCTACCGATATGACTGTCAAGTACGCCGAGAATTTGAGCATCAATGTCATCAAGATAGCCATCAAACCTTGGCGCTTTGACGATGCCCGCAACGCAGCTCTTGCTGCATTGCCCGGCGATGTGGATTATTGCATTGCACTTGATATGGATGAGCAGCTTCAACCCGGCTGGCGTGAGGCGCTTGAGGCGATGGATACAACAACCACTCGCCCACGGTATAAATACACTTGGGGTTGGAATCCTGATGGTTCGCCCGGATTGACTTATGGCGGCGATAAGATTCACGCTCGAAGCGGGTACCGTTGGAAGCATCCTGTTCACGAGACATTGATACCAACTGGCGAAGAATCTCAGGCGTGGATTGATTTACAAATTCATCATCATCCTGACGATACAAAATCTTGCGGACAGTATTACCCATTGTTGCGCCTTGCAGTTCAAGAGGACCCTGATAATGATCGCAACGCTTTTTATTACGCTCGTGAATTGTTTTTCAACAATCATTGGACTGAAGCAATTGCTCAATTCAAACGCCATTTAGCCTTACCCAAGGCGGTATCGAAACCTGAACGAGCTGCATCTATGCGCTACTTGGCAAGGATGGATCACGATAATCAAGAGAGTTGGTTGCTTAAAGCAATTGCCGAATCTCTCATAAGCCGTGAACCAAGGGTTGATTTAGCCGAATACTATTATTCAAAAGGTCAATGGCTTGAGTGCTATACAACCGCTCATTCGGCGCTGAAAATAACACAACAACCTTTGGAGTATTTGGTAGAATCAAATGCTTGGGGTTACCTACCACACGATTTGGTTGCAATCTCGGCATATAACTTAGGCAAATATGAAGAAGCCTTAGAACGGGGCTTAAAGGCAGTTGAACTTGCACCGTGGATTGATAGATTGAAAGAGAACCTCAAGAATTATGAAGGAGCAATAAATGGTTGATATGAAACCAAGAAGCGTTGCCACTTCTCAAATGGGCTGGCGTAAATCTACTGATTCAACCGTTTCCCATTATAGGTACAATGAACCACAGGTTAGATACAATCAATCATTTGTAACATATAACTATTATTCAAGTCGTGGCGAAAGTAGCCCACGCATTATCGCAATACCAACGATGAAAAATACATCAAATCAGGCAACTGGAAATAAAGTAAAAATAACCCCACGCACTTTGGCATCAACAATGATGAGAGGTAGATAATGGCAGTTTATGATCTAGGCGATGTTGTTGCTCTTGGAGTAACAATTACCAATGCTGCAGGGACTCCGGCTAATGCAACAGCCGTTGTTGCAACCATTACTACACCCGATGGAACTACAGTAACACCTAGCGTTACCAATTCGGGAACTGGTCTTTATGATGTTTCCTACACGCCAACAACTTCAGGTCGCTATCTTATCCGTTGGGTTGCTACAGGGACCAATGCTTCAGCTTATATGGATGATTTCAGCGTTCGAGATAATACCCATATCTCCATTGTTAGCCTTGATGAAGTCAAATCTCACCTCAATATCCCTGCCTCAAACACAGATTTAGATGAAGAACTTCGCCGCTTTGTAGATGCTGCAACCGATTTGGCTGAAAATTATGTGGGTTGCGTTTTAGGTCGCCAAGTATTTACCGATGAACTCTATGACGGCAATACCGACATTATCCGCCTTCGCAATCCTCGCGCTTTGAGCATTACTTCGGTATATGAAAACGATCAGTTAATCAGCTCCGAAAATTATTCTCTTGATCCAACAGGACAGCGCCTTTCTCGTATTACAACAGGTTCAATCTCGGGTCCAAATTACTTCGGTATTTGGTCGCCGGGCGCGAACAGCGTAAAGATTTCTTATATATCAGGATTCACCAATCCTCCCGCTGCTGCAAAGCAAGGTGTGCTTGAATTAGTTCGTCACCTATGGCAGACACAACGCGGTGCTATGAATGTTCTTACCCGTAATCAATCAGGCGATGACTTCTACCCAACCGCTACATATTCATTGCCGCGCCGCTGTATGGAATTGCTCGACCAAATGAGCCTTCCGGGTGTTGCATAATGGCAACTGCAGCGTTTCCAACCCTTATCGCTAATATCATTACAGCCCTTGGTTCAGCATCTTCTCTTACAGATGTGCGCATCTTTGATGGCATTGAAATTGATGATACATATCCCGGCAACGCAATCGCCGTAGGTCACGATGGAAGCGATGACGGCGATCTTGTTGCTGGTTCAGCTCGTAACTCATATGACCAACTTGGCGCAAAGAAGATGTTTGAAGATGGCACAATCAACTGCTCCTTGTGGTCAGTAGATGGAACCACAGACATTACCTCGCGCCGTGTGCGGGCTTATGAACTACTTTCGGCGGTAGATACCGTAATCCGCCTTGACCCTTCGTTTTCGGGCGCCTGTCTCTATTCAGGGCTTGAATATCACAACCCAACATATCGTCAAACCAATGCAGGTGCAGCGGTTATCATTAACTTCACGATTGCTTACCGGGCAAGAACATAGGAGAACGAAAATGGCAAAAGTAAAAAACATCTCACCTTTGGGTGATGTGGATGTTCCGGCTTTGGGGCTTTCGGTCAAAGCGGGGGCAGTAATTGATGTGGCAGATGATGTGGCTGCATCACTTCTTGAACAAACAATAAACTGGGCGCCAGCAGATAAAGCTGCAGCCTCAATCACCCCTGAAGGAGAATAACAGATGGCACTTGGATCAGGTATTGGTTCCCAACTTGGAATTGCAACAGAATCCACTTTTAATACACCTGTTACAGTTACACGCTTTTATGAATTCACAAATGAAAGCCTGAACTATAACAAAACAACTGCAGTCGGTATGGGGCTTCGTGCTGGCGGTCAGCTTCCACGCTCACAGCGCCGTGTTGTTACAACAACAGATGTGACAGGCGACATTAACCTTGACCTGCCTACAAGCGGTCTAGGCTTGCTTCTTGCTCACGCTATGGGTTCATTCCCAACTAAGGCAGCGGGCGCATTTACATTTACGCTTGGCGATGTAGCAGGTTATTCATTTACATCACAGGTTGGAGTTCCACAATACGGCGGAACTGTCACACCTAAGACAATCGGCGGTTGCAAGATTTCTTCTTGGGAACTTGCAGTTTCTAATGCTGGAATCGCAACAGGTCGTTTCTCTGTAGATGGTGCTTCATTTACAACTGCAACATCTCTTGCAACAGCTTCTTATTCATCAAGCACGAACCTTTTCCACTTTGCTCAAGGTGCAGTTACCGTTGATGGCAGCTCTGTTGCTAACATCAAGGACTTTACCCTTACCGTGGACAATGTAATCAAAACTGATCGTTACAACCTCGGTTCTTCAGGAATCAAGGCTGCACAGGTCAGCAACGGTTTCCGTAAGATTACAGGTTCAGTTACAGCCGAATTTACAGATACCACATTGCTTGCTAAGTTCCTTGCGGATACTTCAGCAGCCCTTGGTCTTACATTCACAAGCGGAGGCAATTCTCTTGCAATCACAGTTTCAGCGGTTAAATTTGACGGCGAAGCGCCACAGGTTGCTGGTCCTGAAGTTATTGATGTGAATTTCACATTTGAGGCTTATGACAATGGAACAGATGCTCCGCTTACAATAGTTTATACAACAGGAGATTCAACACTTTAATGACTCAACCACAGTTTGAGATCAACGCAAAAGAATTTGCCGTGTTCTACAAGGCAATTTCTATGACCGACCCCGAACTGAAGAAGTCACTTCGCAAGCGTTTGCTTTCACTTGCGAAACCAATTGTTGATGATGTTAAACACGCTGAAATGAATATCCCCTCTAAGCGTGGCAAGGTGGGAGATACTCGCAAGAAAAAGGGCGAGACTCTTGGTTTGCGAGCATCGTTAGCAGCAGCAACAAAAGCAGATTTTAACGGAACGGGTCGCGGTGCCGTTTTACACATTCGTGTATCCGGCACCCGATTTGTTTCGGTATCAGGTCGAAGCCGTACTTTGCCGTACTATATGGAAGGTCGCCGCAAGAGGGCTTGGCGCCATCCTGTTTATGGCAATCGCAATAATTGGATAGAACAAGAAAAACATCCATTTTTGAATGTGACAGTTTTTAAGCACGAAAAAGAATTTGTAAATGAAGTTTCAAAGGCAGTCGAAGATACTTTGAATTACATTGATTCAAAGGTTAAAAAAGGGGGAATCTAATGCCGTTAAATATCCGTGGAACCGTTTATCCTGCACCAAATGAAGATGATCAGCCGGGCGTTCTTGGCAAGGAATTGGTAGAGATTGAGGACCATTTCGGGCTTGATGCGCTTACCTTGCTTGGCACCCTTGAGGATGCTAAACCAAGTGCATTTCCGGGATATACCAAATCAAAAGCATTGTACGCATTTGCGTGGATTTGCTTAACTCGTGGCGGGGTCATTGTCTCAATTCAGGATGTTCTTAATGACTATTCAATCGATGAGCTGATTGAAGTAGGCATTGACGATATAAAAAAAGAAGCAATCAAATCGTTAGAGGCGGAACCCGCGCCCGAATAAGAGCGCATATCCCAATTCTTTGTTCCACATATGCAGGGATTACACCTTGGAATGTGTGGGATTTAGAAATGGATATGATTGAAATGTTAATTGCTGCAGCCGTAGCACAACCAAAAGTTGAGTAGGGAGAAAAAATGGCAAAGGATACCTCATTAACGGTCAGCCTATTTGGGCGCGATGTATCTTTTGGCAAGGTTCTCAATGGTGCTGGTAAGCAAGCAAAAACGGCAGAACAATCATTTAAGACTTTATCCCGTGGAGCAACTATTGCATTTGGAGCAATTACTGCTGCTGCAACACTTTCCGTCAAGGCGGCTATGGAGGATCAACAGGCTGCAGTTCAGCTTGCTCAAACTCTCAAAAACACAATGGGAGCAACCAAGGCGCAAACTGCAGCCGTGGAAGATTATATTTCCAAGTTGTCTATCTCTGCAGCAAAAACCGATGATGAGATTCGCCCGGCTTATGATCGCCTGATTCGCAGTACCGGCTCATATACTAAAACACAGCGCCTTATGAACTTGGCAATTCAAATCAGTTATTCAAAGAATAAGCCACTTGTAGATGTTGCCAATGCTCTTGCCAAGGCAAATGATGGCAATGTGAAAGCTCTTGCCAAGATGGGTGTATCACTACCTAAAGCAACCAAGGCTCAAGTTCAATATGGAACAGCGATGAAGGTTGTCAATGGGCGCCTTACAACGGTTACCGTCAAATTAGGAACAACTAAGAAAGCTGTTCAGAGCCTTGATTCCCTATTGCCGGGCTTGGAGAAGGGCTTTAAGAACTCACTAGGCGCAGCAAGTGCTACTGCAGCATTTAAGATGAAGCAATTTCAAATCGGTATGAATGAACTCAAGGAAACAATTGGGTATGAATTGCTTCCAACATTCAATAAATTTGTAAAGATGCTTCCGGGTCTATTAAGTTTCTTAGAGCGCAACAAAGAAACAATTAAAAAACTTGGTACTGTTGTTTTAGCTCTATCCGGCTTTGTTATCTCTGTTAATGCCGCTTTGAAAGTTTTCCACGCCCTGCAAACTGTCAAAATGTTTGCTGGACTTATCGCTCGATGGGCTGGATTTACCGCAGCGGTAGAAGCAAGTGGCACGGGCATCGCAGCCGCCGGTGTCGCCGCCGATGTCGCTTGGGCGCCATTCTTGCTTACTATCGGAACAATTGCAGCGGCATTTGTGGGTATCAATCTCGTTCTTGATAAACTTGAGAAAAAGCGTAAAGCAATACTAAATGATCCTAACCAAATGCCTTCTTGGACTTCACAATCAAATAAGTTTTTTCCTAATACCGAAATGCGAGCAGTTCCTAAACACGCAAAGGGTGGAATTGTCACAAAGCCTCATATTGGTATGGTAGGCGAAGCTGGACCTGAAGCAATAATCCCACTAAACAAGGCAAATGGGCTTGGTGGTATTACAATCATCAATAACATCCGTGGAAGCGTTATGGCTGAAAAGGAACTTGCTCTTGTGATTCGTAATGATATTGCACAATTGATGCGCCGTAAAGGACTCAACCCGGCAATTTTGGGAGTCTAACTAATGGGCGCATTTGACGGCACTAATGCACCTACGCTGAAAATTCAGTTTTATTACAACGGCGCTTATACAGATGTTCCTACGGCTGACCTTCGTGCCATTGACATTTACCGTGGGCGCACTCGATCTGACCAACGCATTGATGCAGGGCAGTTGATTGCCACTTTTGACAATCGTTCGGGCAACTATGATCCTGACAATTCAAGCAGCCCTTGGTGGCTTTCAGGGCAGACAACACTTCGGGCTGGATTACGCGCCCGTGTTATTGCAACTTGGTCTGCAACTTCTTATGTCCTATATGTGGGCTATCTTGAAACAACATCTCTTGATGCAGGATTTGATGCAACTGCAACAATGACTTTTGTAGATGGAATCTCCGTTCTTGGCAAATACACCGCATCCGCAAAGGCAACTGCAAGTTATAGCGGTGAAACTACTTCAACCCGCGTAGGTCGTATGCTGACATATGCTGGATGGGGTACAGGTTCAACTTGGCGCTCGCTAACTGGTTCGGTCACACTTGCTGGCACAACTCAAGGCACACCGATTATGGACATTATTAACCAATGCGAAGATGCCGAAGCGGGCTGTTTCTATATGTCTCGTACCGGCGTAGCAACCCTTGTAAACTTGCAGAATAAGTTTTCACGCCCAACACAGCTTTCATTTGATGATCAGCGCACAGCCAATACCGTTGAGTATTATGACATCAAAACAACTCCCGGTACTTATCAGCTCGTAAACGCTGCTCTTGTCAATTACGCTCCAAATGGCAAAAAGGGCAAACAAAAGTTATTTAGTAATACAACTTCGGTTGCCAAGTATGGCTCAAAGATTGTCGAAGTTAGCACCTATATTCTTACGGATGCCGTTGCCAATAAACTAGCAACCTATCTTGCCAAGCGTTGCGCCACACCTAAAACACTTGTTCAAGAAATCAGCTTTACCGCTCTTGCTTTAGATACTCTTTATCCTGATTTTCTTGAAACCGAAATTCAAGATTTGTGTATTGTCAAGCGTAGAACAGTTGATGGGCGCGATCAAACATTTAATCTTGTTATTGAGGGATTCCGTCATCGTATTACACCGACTGATTGGGATACTACTTATTACACAAGTCCTGTTGATGCCACTAGAGTAATTCTTCCATAAGGGGTCACAATGCCAATTTCACCGCAAATCACAATCACTCCCGAAGATATTACAACCAAGAACTTTGATATTAGCGCGGTCACTTATACCTCAACGACCGCGACTTATACTGCAACAGGGCATACTTTTAGCATCGGCGATATTGTTCTCATTTCTGACTTGGCGCCCGATGGATACAATGGCTCATTTACCATCACGGGAACTGCTACCAATACCTTTACCGTTGCCAATACCACTAATACAGCCGTCACCGATGCTGTCGGTAATGCCTTTTGGGTTGATCCAACCGAATACTCTTATGATAACAATGGTGCGGTCTATACTGCCGATAGCGATGACTTAGCAGTTATTACTTCAGCTCTTTCAACGGTTGAAACTGCCGTTAATGGAAAAAATAAAATCTACCGTCAATCAACGGCGCCAAGTGGTTCCTTAGTTACTGGCGATATTTGGTTTGATACTTCCAGTGGAAACCGTCAATATTATTGGAGCGGTTCCGCTTGGACAGATGTTCAAGATACTGCTATCGCAGCAGCGGCAGCAGCGGCAACGGCGGCACAATCAACTGCAGATGGCAAGAATAAGGTTTATCGCCAAGGAACTACGCCATCGGGAACATTTGTTGTTGGTGATCTTTGGTTTAATACATCAAGCGACAATGCTATTTCTCGTTGGGATGGTTCATCGTGGGTAGCAAATGCTCTTGGCAATAATGCTCTTGCAAGTATTTCAGCCAATAAATTAAACGCTGGATCAATTGATGCTTCTGTTATTACAGTTTCAAATATCAATGCTGGAAATATTTCAACAGGTACTTTAGCGGCAGCTCGTATTGCAGCGGGATCACTTGATGCAAGCAAAATAACTGCTAACACGATTACGGCATCTCAGATTGCCGCCGGCACTATTACTGCCACACAAATTGCAGCGGGAACAATCACCACCGACAAATTAACCGCAGGCACTTTGACTGGCTACACGGTTCAAACATCTTCTGGTGCCGAAGCCGTTATTCTTAATGGCTCATCAAATGCAATCCAATTCAAAGCATCAAGTAGCGTTATTGGTAATATGGTTCCGCTTAACATTGGCGGTTCAACTTATGGCATAATTATGCACTATGGCGCAAGCCCAGATTCAAGTGGCGCAACTTACCCGCAGTCTTATGTAGGCAGCGGTTCGGCACAAATTGCGTATAGTTCAGGCATATATGTAAGTGCCTTTTCTAGTGGAGTGACCATTGCCGCATCAGGTCAAACAATTACATTTGCAAATCAGGCTGTTGCAAGCGGAACTTTAACCGCAAATGGTGAACTCTATGCGGCTGGTCACACAACAACAGGTAATATTGCAAACGGTTATGTGTTTGCAACTGGTGGTCGTATTGCGCGATCAACTGCATCTTCACAGCGATACAAGGAAAATATTGTTGATTTAAGAGATGTGCCTGAATTAGACCCCCACAAATTGCTTGATTTCAAAGTAAGAGCATTTTCTTACAAAGAAAATTATTTGAAAAATGATGATAGAACTGGCGTATTGATCCCCGGTTTAATTGCCGAAGAAGTAGATGCCATTTATCCACTTTGCGCTGATTATGCCGATGGACAGGTTGAAAACATCAATGATCGCGCCATTCTTATCAATTTATTAGCTCTTGTTCAAGAGCAAGATGCTCGAATCAAGGCACTAGAGGGGAAGTAAATGCCATATCACATCGGTCCAAAAGGATCATACGGCTGCAAGGGCTATCCAGTAGTTAAGGATGCCGATGGCAAAGTGATCGGTTGCCATACAACAGAAAAAAGCGCACTGAGCCAACTCAAGGCTTTGTATGCAAATGAACCAAAAACCAAGGGGGAATAATGGAAACACAAGTAGAAATTACCGAAGTTCTCAAGTTTTTACGCGAGACAATCGGCAATCAAGCGCAAGAAATTGCAGTATTGAAAGCCACCTTAGAAGTAAAATCCGCCACTAACTCGTAACCTGAAAAGGCGTCAAATGTCATCCGATGTAGCCACTATTGTTTATTCATATTTCTTTGTTATTGCAGCATTGCTTGCGGGAATTGGCATAATTGCCAAGCAAACCATTGCCAAGCATACTGAGGAACTCAAAGATAAACTTAATCGCATTGAGTACGCTCTTTACAATGATGGCAAAACTGGACTCATTAACAAGGTTGAGGAACTGCTAGAAAATCAGCAACAAATTAAGATTGATGTTGAGGTAATGAAGCGGAGGCGCAAGATTGACTAAATCAGCAAACGGATGGACCGCATCTAAAGATCAAGCTGAGATTGGCATTGCCGTATTTACTGTTGTGGGCGGGTTGAAGCCCGTCAAACTTCGATGTGCTAAGGCAGTTGCACCCCTATTGGTTGCAGCTTGTAAGGAATGGCATAAGAGCGTTGAAAAGTTAGAACCCGGCGAAGTCCAAGGCTACGCCTACCGCGATGTTCGTGGCGGAAATGGCACCCTATCCAACCACGCGAGTGGCACCGCCGTGGACATCTTCCCATCACGCCATCCCCAAGGCGATGCCGATGGCAATTTCACACCCGAACAACAGGCAAAGGTATTAGAAATTTGTGCAAAATATGGGCTACGCTCAGGCGGTACTTACAAGAACGCCAAGCCTGACTGGATGCACATTGAAGTAAATGTCACTCCACCTCAAGCGGCGGCGCTGATCGCCAAGTTAGGATTAAAATGAAATTCAATTCAAAAGTATTAGATATGTGGGCAAAGTGGTTTGTTGGCAATGCAATGACTGCAGTTGTCATTATCGGAAAGTCACCTTTAGATTTTTCAGCTTCAGATTGGAAACACGCAGCCAATGCAATTTGGCTTGCAATTGTGCCAGTTGTTATTGCTTGGGCTAACCCTAAGCACGAACTGACAATGACAAAGCCAAAGGCTTAAACAGATGAACCGGGGGGAAATCTTAAAAGAGGCTGACCGCCTTACACACGGTGATCG